ACATTATGAGGATTAGTAGTATTATTACTAATATGTCCTTGTATATTACTATTTTTAGGTTCATAAGTATTATTACTTCTAGTTGAACTAAATACAGTAGAAGTAGAAGGAGTAACATCATCTATTAATCCAGCACCTACTATTTCAGCAGCTTTAGATGCCCAATGTTTAGCACTATATAACCCAGATTCTACTGGTACATCTTCACTTTCATCTGCCCACTTCTTAGCTTTATTCTCACTAGTTAAAGCATTACTAGCACTAGTAGATGCTTCACCAGCTTTAGTTGTAGCTGTTGTAGCTCCTGATGAAGCTGTTATAGCACTAGAACTAGCACTTGTAGCTGATGATAATGCTTCACTAGCTTTAGTTGTAGCTGTTGATGCACTAATAGAAGCTTCACTAGCTTTAGTTGTAGCTGTTGATGCACTAATAGAAGCTTCACTAGCTTTAGTTGTAGCTATTGTAGCTGATGCTAATGCACTTGTAGATGATGCTAATGCTTCACTAGCTTTAGTTGTAGCTATAAGAGCTGATGCTGATGCTTCATTAGCTTTATTTATAGCTATAACTGCATTATTATCTGCTTCTAATATTTCATCTAAATTAGATGCTATTCCATTTATACTAGCAATATTACCAGCTACTATATCTACATTAGTAACATTACCTAATTCAGATAAAGCTTCTACACTTGTAGCTACTTGTACATCAATAGTAGCTGTAGTAATAGGAGCTGTTACAAATATAATACTATTATTAACAATATCCCACTTACTTCTATCTATTTGATGTACACCATTTATTTCTATTCTAATATAATCATCACCTTGTATATATGTAGGAATAGGAAATACTCTTGTACTTCCATCTCCTGAATATATATGTCTAGCTGGTGTGTCTATTGCCATAATTATTCCTTGTTATCTTATTTCTTTTGATGTTGGACTATATAAGCCTTCCATTGTTATTGAACTAATATTAAAATCATTATTAGTACTGTCCTCTATATAAATATCTACATTACCTACTTTACTGGCTATGTGGAAATCTAAATCTTTCATCATACTATCTGTATGAGTCTTTGTATATGTTTTATTATAATCTAATCTATAAATAGTAGCATCAAAATTACCACTACCTTCTATAATTACTTTCTTTAATAGTATCTTATCTCTAGGAGTTGCTATCTCTTTAATATGAGGATAGAAATCAGGTAATTGTAATTTAGCTTTATATGGATAATTAATACTATCACTAGTATCAAACTTATCTGTTTTATCTATATTATCTAACTCTAATGAGTGATATCTATAAGAACTAGATACTTTATTTAATGCTATTAATGAAGCATCTAATATAGCATATTCATATGTATTAGTATTTATATCTTCTAGTAATTGCCATTTACTCCAAGCACTTTGTACCCTTTCTTTACCAGTTTCTTTAAAGTTATATACATATATTAATCCTGAATTTGTACAACATAATACATAACCTAATACACCATTAACTATTAAATTAGTAATCTCTTGTTGTAGATAATTAGGAGTAGCTACATTTAAATCTATACCTTCTACTGTTAGTTTCTCATTCTTAATATATTCTCTTAATTGTTGTTTACCACCAGTAGTAGATATAAAATATAAACTATTATTAATAACTTGTGGTTCAACTCCTATTGCCATAGGATAATTAGTAGCACTATTAATAGATACAGTTTTAGGGCTTAAATATCCTTCACTAGTTAATTCAAACTGACTTTCTTTAGTAAATATATAAAGACTATTATTAAATGGTTTAACATAGTATATCTTACTAGCTTTATTAGTAGCAATAGCTACATCAATAGGGTCAGTATCTAACACATCAATAGCTGTTTTAATATAGAAATTCTCATAACTAGCTGTTTTTGATAACACAACACTATCTGTTGATGCTACTCCTAATCTATTCTTATAAAAGAATAAATCAGTTATTGTGTATCCTACAAATGATGGGTCTGGATTATTATCCACATTACCAACTAATGGTACTGACCAATCTAATACTTTAATAGTAAATACACCAGCACTTGTTCTTTCCATAGCTAATGGCATATTACTTAATACCCCTCTATTAGCTTCTGGGTCTAAACATTCTTCCCAAGATTGTCCATTCCATTTAACATAATATGCTGTAAAGTTATTACCTTCATCTCCTACTATTTTTATATAGGTATTATTAAATGTCATATCTTTAGGTAAATCAGTGACTTTATTAACTTCACCTTTCCAACCATTAGATGCTTGTGAGCCCCAACTATCCCAACTAGAAAATGTAAAATCTAATGTAGAGATATCTTCTTTTAAAAGATTCATCCAAACAATATCAGGACTTGTATTACTTAATGCTTGATTAGCATTATTATAATAAGATACTCCTATCTTAGTAGGAGCAGCTAGTTGTAAATTATGAAAAGCTGTTACTCCATCTATATCACAATATAAATGGTAACCTTGTTCTATAATCTTTTCTGATGCTTCATATAATGTAACATCTTTACCATACACAGTATTAGTTAGAGGGTCACGAATTCTAACAAAGTGATTAGTACTAGTTTTAGCAGATGTTAAAGTTGAGTCTGTAAAACCAGTTGATAGTCTAAAACCAGGAGAATGTATCTCTGCTATATATATTTTAATAACACTTCCTAATACTGCTGCTCTAATATAATCAGGTAATCCACTTGTAGCTGAATTAATAGATGCAGTTAGAGCTGTTGCTGCTGTTGATGTATTAGATGATGCTGATTGGAATGTTAAGTTATTAATATAAACAGCATAATTATATGTGTTAGCTGTATCACCAGAACCTCTTGATAACCAATAGTAAGCATTCTTTTTATAAGAAGCATCTAATGGTGTAGTAGTAGATGTGTTAATACCAACTACTTTATCTTTATTAAATAACCATGTTCTATCTTGAACAGTCATACCTTTTAACTTACTACCATTAAGATAATCTTTTATTACTGCTTCTTTACCAGATTCTAATACTACTGATAACTTAGTACCAGCTTTGTTATATACTTCAATAGGAGTATCATAATCACCAGTAGCTATCATTAAATACTCTTCATTATCTTCTCCTCTATCATAACTATGGAATAATTTACCATTAACTCTATATGTTAAATTAGATTTAAATTTAAGAGGAGGTCTTTTCTTTAATCCATATACTATATTAGGTAGACAATTAACCATATCTTTACAGTTAGTATCTAATATTAATTCAGGTACTTGTTCACTAACTCCATTATAAAATGAAGCATATACTTTATTAACTTTAGGCATAATAACTCCTACTATACTAGAGGTTCTGGATTAGAACTTCTATCAATTAATTTACTACCTTTAATTAGATTAAAGTTACTATACTTCATATCTTCTTTATCTACTTTATGTCTTTGACTTTGTAATTTAATCTCTAATTCTCTTTGAGTTGTTTCATCACCATTAAGATATACATGTAGGTGTTTAGAAGCAACTAAAATTACATATGTTTGAAACACTTGTGGTAAATCATCAAATCTAACTTCTACTAATACATTTAATGTAACTGGTTCTGTAAATACTTTAGTTTGATTATTAACATCATATAAGTCACTACCATTAACTAAATATCTACTTCTAGTTGTAGTAGCTTCTAGGGCTATAATGTTACTACCAATAGTAATATAACCACTATTGTTTGGAGTATATGTTTGTTTAAACCAATTAAACCACCATTTATTCTCTTGTTCTTCTCTTATAGTTTCCTCTAAGATAGTTCTAGCCATTACAGCTTCATGTCCTTCAGGTAAATCATCAATAGCTATATCATTAGGTACTGGTAACTCTCCTAGGTATCTTAACATTCTGTTAATACCATCTATTAATGTCATTGTATTTCCTTATCTTTATTTTAATATTATATACTCTTTAGAAATCCAGTCAGTTGGCACATAGTTTAGAGGTGTGACTGGTAGTGTTGAGTTTCCTAGGCTTACAACACTCTAAACAATATATAAACAAAAAAGCACTAAGTAGAATTAACCACTTAGTGCTACCAAGTATCTAAAGACTCCTCTTTAGTACCACTTAAGTAATGCGATTAAGCATTACCTCCAGTAATTACACAGCTGCATGAAGGTTTTAATACACCCATACCATATGAATAGTATGAAGTTAGTAAAGTAGCTAATTGCTCTGGAATATAGTTAGCTTCAGATGTTACATCCATAAGTTTAACAACTCCAATAGCATCAGATGAGAAGATAATACCTTTAAATTTCTTATTAACACCACCTACATCAATAGCAGTAGCTGTTGGTAAGTTATTAGATTTATAAATCTTAATACCAGCAACATCCATTACTTTACCAGTATCTAATCCACCATTAGTTCCAGATGTAACATCTTTATTAATAGCTGATGATTGTGCTAAATAACTATAGATTAATGGAGTAGTAACAAAGTATTTCTCTCCAGTAACATCTTTAGCTTCCATAGCTGCTACTGCTGCGAAGATAGCTTCAATTAAAGCATCACCTTTAGCTTTAGGAGTAGAACCTGAATCAATAACATCATTATTTACTTCTGTACCATCTGCTTGAATAGCTGAACCACCAATTGTTCCTGATGTTTGAGAAGCTGTAACTAATGTAACTGCTGCTTTCTTATCAATCTTAACTGCTAATGCTTCTCCAGCTTGTTTAGCTAATTCATTTCTTGTTTCAAAGTGAAGTACTTTTTCTTCAAACTTATCTACTGCCATTGCATAATATTCTAACGCATCAATGTTAATAATTCTTTCTTTAACTGGAATTGTTGACATTGTTAACTCTGTACCAGGTACATGAGTATGTGTATCTGTATCTGCTGCTTGACCTATAATAGGAAACTGTACTGATGAACCATTTTGAATAGTCTTAGTATTTACTAAGTTTATAAATAATGTTTTTCTTTCAAATGCTGTTAAAACCATACCAGAATAAATCTGAATACTATTCTCCATGTCTGTTGGAACACCTCTTGTTCCTGCGTTGTTGTTACCTATGTTTTGTACTGTTAGCGCCATGCTATTTTTCCTTGTGTTTATTTAAATATTGTATAGCTAAAGAAAGTGTTTCTACATTATCTTTAGCATAACCTAAAAGAGTATTACAATGCTGACATAATAATCCTCTTATTTTATTAGTTGTATGACAATGGTCTACATATAATCTACTTTTAAGTTCTGATTGATGAGTATTACATATTTTACAACTTCCATTTTGCGTTTTAAACATAATATTATAATCATTAATAGTGATATTATAAGTACTTTTTAATCTCTTATCATAATAATAATCTATATCATATCTTGCCCCATATGACTCTGAAACACCATGGCATTTCTTACATAAGTTTCTATAACCATGTTTACCTCTAGCTTGTCTAACAAAGTCTATTAGTTCTTCTTCTGTGTGGGCAATTACTCCACATTGTGTACACTCTCTTAACATTAATTTCTTTCTATATTTAAAGTTATCTATTGTTTCCCTACGCAAGGTATTACTTCTAGGCTATAAACATATACATTATAATATACATTCTCCTTTAAAATAGGGTTATAGAAAAAGGAGATAAACCTATAACCCATAGACACTATTAAATAGTACCCTCTCTTTTAGATGCTAAATATCTCTTATCTATTAAGTTTGTGTATTTAACATCTCTACCATATAAAGGATTAGCAGTAGCTTTTTGCCACTCACCTTTATCACTAAAAGCTTTTAATCCACCACTCTCATTAACTGATGTTGGAGTTATTCTATTTGGTTGTTTAGGAACTGTTGTACCAGCTTTAAGTTGCATATATTCTAACAACTGTGTGGCACGAGCTATATTACCAGTTCCTACTGCTTCATTATAATCATTAATAACAGAAGCTTCTAAATTAGCAGCAGCCCAATCTACTAATTGTATATAGTTCTCTTCTCCACCAGCAACATTATAGATTTTATTCTTATATGTTTCTACTAGTGCATTCTGACCAGCTATATATCTATCTACATCATCTTTACTAAATCCTAATTTATCTAGTTGTTTGTAACTATCTTCTGATAGCTTACCAGTTTCTAAGTATTCTTGATTAAACTTAGATACATCAACTTTAATACCTTCATCATTAGTAACTTCAGTAGGTTTATCATCAGTAGGAGCATCTACTGGTTTAACATCATTAGCACCTAACTTCTTTTCTAGCTCTTGATAAGCTTTAATTAAATCATCTTGACTATTAAACTTACCTAAGATAGGTTCTTGTTTATTAGCATCATTAATAGGAGTACCATCAGGATTATAGCCATCAGGTAAGTCGTTAGATTGTCCTGATGTTTGTTCTATAATATCTTGTTGAGATTGATTATACCTATCTAGTGCTTGTTGTTCTAAAACTTGATTTTCATCCATATTGTATCTCCTTTAGATAATTTATTTAGACTTTACTTCTTTAACTACCTCTGGAGGAGTCATATCAATAGTATTTTGATAACCACTTTTAGCTTCTTCTTCTTTATCTCTAAAGTAGTAATCCATATCAGTAATTATATTTTTATTTTTCTTTTGTCTTTCTTCTATCTTTGCTTCATATAATGATTTCTTAGCCATTGTGTTTCCTTTTAATTTTTATAATAAAATGACCCTTCTGGGTGAGCATTGTTAATAGGCTTGAAGGGTACTATAGTTATTGTCCTTGAGGTGCAGTAGTAGCACCATTAACTACATTTGTAGCACCTTGCATAGCTAGTTGTTGTCCAGCTTGTGCTTGTTGTTCTTGGTCAATTTGACCCTGTGATTTAATTAAGTTAGTTGTATCTAATCCTAATGAAGCACCAATAGTTGATATATAGTTATCTATATTCAATCTAGCTAATACCATTTCTGGATTACCTAATTCTTGTAAGAAACTATTGAATTGTCTTAATTTATCTAATTCATTATTTCTACCTAATGCTTCTACACCAGTAACTATTACAGCATCTAAACCTAATGATTTAAGATTAACTTTACTTTGAGCTAATAATAAGTAAGCTAATGGTCTTTGGTATTCAAGTGATAATACACTATATACACCACCTAATGCTTCCTCTAAATCACTAGCCATATATCTTCATATAAGTTTTATACTTATTGGACTATAACTTCCCCCTAAAGGGTACATACAGTTAGTCTCTGCGGTTGATATCATGAATAATTTGTTCTAGGTTATACTTTTTATGTTTAACTTTTAGTAAATTAACAAGTGCTTTCATTAAGCTTCTTGTTATATTATTACTATATCTACCTAGAGCAAGAGTATAACTAGCTGTGTTTCTATTTGTTTCTATCAAAGTACCATTAAAACTTTTCTGTATTAATTTTAATGCTTGATAATCATATATAGCTAGTTCTATTCTTAAAGCAAAGTCTGTACGCTCGTACTGTTTATTTGCTTTTTTACAAAACATTTTTCTTTTCTTATATTGTATGTTTCCGTCAGCATCTATAAAACCAGCTAACCAACTTTTTGATACAAAGTTTTTTGCTTTTATAGATTTAGTATTCTTTCTTGATTCTTTAACAAAAGTTCTAAAATTAATTAATTCTTCCTTTGTTAAGTATCTTTCTATTATAGTTCTCTCTTTTAAAGCTTTAATATATTCTATTAAGTTTAGAAAATGAGTACCTTTTATTATTAGGTGCTTTTTTATTCTATTAAAAATAGCTTCAATATGTGAAAAAGTATTAACTACATATGTTACATATTTATCTTCATAAATAATACCTACTTTGAAATATTCTTTTATTTCATACAATATATGTTTATTTTTGTGTTCTGTTATTATTTCGAGTTTTAATCCTAATGTATAGTGATTATCTGATTTTTTAATAACTCTATATGTTATAGTGCCATCACCATCAAATAAACCAGCTATATATTTATTCATAGACTCATTATTTATATTATTCATTTATATATCCTTATATAATTATTGTACTTATGTACTGTTTTATTATGGACTTCCTTACCTCTGGTTAGTTTAATACTTTCCAGTTTTTTAGTATGTAGTCAGACAAAATATTTATCTCAGTAGCAGTAGTTCTCTCAGATTGTCTAGCAACTGATGAAGCTACAAGAAATGCTTGTTCTAATCTTCTAGTTAAATCTTGTATCATATTCATAGGTACTTGTAAGTCACTACCTTTATCAACTCTTAAAGTAGATATATCATTCTCTAAATCACCATATACAACAGCACCATTATCAGCTGAATTAAGTTCATCAATATCTATTAGTGAACCAGGTTTCTTACCAAATATAGTTCTAGCTTGTACAGCTGATGTTTCTATTAGTAATTGATATAAACCTTCTAATGACCTAAAGTCACCTAGATACTGTTCTACTAATCCTCTACCATAATTTTCACCACTAATAGCAGTCCATCTAAGTGGTATATAAGGAAACTTATTAGGGTCACTATATTCTACTTCACTTCCTTCTACTAGTAACTCTTCTACTGTTTGATACTCATACCATACTTCATTCTTATATACTGCTCTAGTATATATATTTACTTTACCATCTTCTGGTATATCTTCACCTAAAGCATCTATAATAGTCTGTGGTAATGAGTCTTTAACAGCAGTAGCTCTAGTAATGATTTCTATTGGTGTACCACTAAAATCTCTAACTATCACATAATCATTAAGTTTATATGTATCTAGGTTAGCTTCTGTTTTATAACATAAAGCATTACCAGTAATAATTAAACTCTTAATTGCTTCAAAAGTAGGAACTCTTAAAGCTTCTCTTTCTATCTGTTTTAATATTTGTTGTTCTATCTGAACTAATTTACCTTCAACTTCACTTAACGCACCACCAACATCAGGATTATTTTGTCCTGGTGCTTGTGCTAGTGTTTCTTTAACATCATCACTTACAATTAATCTAAAGAAAGATGTATTGGGTGGTAATAGTGATAGTAACAACTTACTTGATAAGTTATTTACTAATCTAGCTCCTAATGCTTGATAAGGTGTAGCTAACTCTGCTGTTTCAGTATGACCATCAGCTGGTAATACAGAAGGTATTGTTAATGCACTACAAGACCTAGCTCTAGTTAATACACTATTCCTATCACTATCTAATTTATTAAATCTTTCTTTAGCACTTGTAGCATCAATTATATCTTGAATATTTACATCATTAGCCATTGTTTATCCTTATACTGTGCCTACTGCTTTAGCAGCATCACTAACAGCAGAGGTTACTCCAGTCAATGGTATTTGTAAACTTTTAGCACCTGACTTATTAGCTTCTTTTAACTTCTTAGCTTCTTCTTCAGGAGTAGCTGCTGTATCTTGTGTTACTGCTTCTGTTGCTGGAGCTGCTGGAGCTGCTGGAGCTGCTACTGGAGTAGATACTGCTGCTGGTGCTGGCATATATATCTTTTGTGGTTTACTACTCCCACCTTTACCTTTATAGTATTTCAATGATAATTCATTTTCTTCAATCATACCATATTCATCTAATTTACTTCTAATCTTCATTTAATCTTCCTTAATTTATTTAATTTATTATTAACAGTATCTAAACTTAGTTTAAATATAGTACCTATTTCTTTAGCTTGTAATCTTTTAAGATTATGTATATTACTACTACTATTATATGTATAACCATATAAATCCATATTTAACTTACTACAATAATCTAATGTTTGTAATAACATATATTTACTAGCTACTGATGTTCTATATTGAGGTTTTAAATACATATACTCATTAACTACTGATGGTCGTAGTAATCCATATTGGTCATTAACATACATAATTATAAAACCTATAGCTTTATCATCATCAGTATATAATAAATATATATGTCTACCACTTTCTAACATCAAATCAATAGCTACTGATGTACTACCTAAACATCCACCCGCTACTTCTTCCATATATTCTTTTAGTAATAACGATAGTTTATATCTACATTGAAAGTTATAAGCTACTAGTTTCATTTCTTAAGCTTCTTATAATTATCTTGTTCAATTATAGTTAGTAAATAAGATACTACTTCTTGATTACCTATTAACTTACCTAACTCAAAACTATTTACTTCTTTAGTAGGTAGTTGGTTATTAAATCTTTCTTGTAATTTATTTAATATTTCATTGATATTTAACATAATATTATATTCCTTTATTATATATTATAATAATATATTAAGAGTATATAACCCCAGCTTTTATCTCTTCAGTACAGTTTTAAGGTATAAAACCTCTCAACACTCGACTGTATCGTGGCTAGAGCCTATACCCCCTTTGTATTATTTCTCTTCTTTTTTACTACATTCATGACATATCATAGATTGTGGATTACCAGGTTTTACCATTCCACATTTACGACATACTACTGGTAATGTTAGTGACCAGGTGGTAACCATAATGTAACTCCTTTCCCATTGTATTGCTTCATACTAGCTAATCTCATAGTATTAATAGCATCTTCTTCTGTTAGACCTTTATCTAAATAAGTGGATACTACTATCTTCCATAATTCTACTTCATCATAGATACCTTCAATAAGTTTAGTTGCTTTAACTTTACCTATTCCTAGACACCCTTTATAACCATCAGTAGCATCACCAGCTAATGTTTGATAGTAAGCAAACCATAAAGCTTCATCTTTACTGATGGTTACTGTTGTTTCTCTACCATAATCATAGTGACTACCTTCTGTTTGATAAAGAACATCTTTATCAATAGCACATAAAATATATTTATCATAGTTATTATCTTTTAGATATACTACCATATCATCAGCTTCAATACCTACTGCTACTTTAGTATTCATATTATCTATTAACCATTTCTTTAACTCTGAAAAGTCAGTAGGCTTTCTAATACCTAATCTATTCTGTTTATATCCTAATGGATTATCTTCTCTAAAGTTACCACTACCAGTAAGCCATAATTCATAACTATCACATCCAGTAGCTTTAACTATCGTGTTAACTTTATCTTTAATAGATTGTTGTTGTTTTTCTAGATTACTATAGTGAGAGTAATTATCATCACAATCCCAATCTATAGAATCTTCTAAAGCAAAACCTACCTTATATAGTAACGAGTCTGCATCAATTAATGCTATCATAGTATATCCTTTATTATTTATTTTTCAACTACATCATTATCAGCTACTTCTTTAGTAGCAAGTGCTACATCATCAATAATGGCTGTAATATACCCTAGGGAGTCTTGTAAGCCATTTTCTACTAAGTAAGCTACTCCTTTATCAATAATACTATACATTCCCGTAGGATGGAAGTATGGTGTATTCATTTCTCTACAAGCTTCAGCAATAATACTATTCATATAAGTCATATGGTCTTTAGCATTCTTATCTGGCATTAATGTTCTAGATGTATTATATAAGTAAATATAACTATATACACAATAACTATTGATTAGTGATTTAAAGTTATATTCATTATTAATATCAACATAGTTATCTAGGTCTGTTTGAAACTCTAGTAATACTTCATCTAATGTTCTTAATTCTTTATCTGTTGTTCTTCTCATTCTTAATAAACTCATTTATTTTCCTTTTAAAAAATTTTATATTTACCTAATATGTCAGACAGTTGATATGCTCTAACTGTCTCTAACATACTACAACTATCTAACAGGACAAGCCCCACCTGAACATTCTTGGGATTCGATTTCAAGGTCTCCCTCTCTATTCTCTGCTCCAAGGTCAACTGGAAGAAGCTTTGTAGTGTATGCCTCATATTTCTCCTTAGTAACCACTTCTTGTGGTAAATAT